GCCTCAACTGCCCAGCAGAGTTCAGCGGTACTAGATAAACCGTTAGAGATGGACTTCTCGACAGGAAATCCTGTTAAAAATCAGAACGTACAATTTCGTGATGATGATACAGGTTTCGGAGATACTCGCGGATCGCCCTTTGATAAGATTCGAGATGATGCAATGATTCAAGATGCTACTCTCGATCAATTCTTTGCTCGACCCGTGAAGATCTTTTCACACCAGTGGAATGTTAATGGTTATTTTAATTTTGACATTGACCCCTGGACCACTTATTGGGAAAACCCTCGTGTATTAGCGCGTATTAGCAACTATCGTTTGCTTCGTGCGACTATGCGTGTCAAATTTGTCATCAACGGCAACGCCTTTTACTACGGCCGCGTTTTGGCAAATTATCGTCCATTACCACTAGACGATACATTGACCATTGAACGACCATTAAAACTGGTTGATTTAGTGGGCGCTTCCCAGCGACCCCATATTTTCCTGGATCCTTGCACAAATCAAGGAGGAGAATTGGAATTGCCATTTTTCACACCAAATAATGTCTTAGACATTGTCAACCGTGATTGGCGTTCCATGGGGAAAATTACCATGCAATCGATCAATGATTTGAAGCACGCCAACGGTGCTGTTGATCCGATTACAATCAATGTTTTTGCATGGGCAGAAAATGTAAGTTTCTCTGTCCCTACACAAACAGAACCTGGCCAATTGGCTCCCGGTTTGCTAAACTCCAAATCTTTAGGACTCGTCCATCAAGGTAAGGATGAAGTACTGGGTATTGTCAGCAAGCCAGCTAGTGTTGTTGCGAAAACAGCAGCACTTTTCACGAGTATTCCAACCATCGGACCCTTTGCTCGCGCCACTGAAATTGGTGCTAGAGCTATAGGTTCCATGGCCGCACTCTTTGGTTATTCAAAACCAACTCAAGTTGTTGCCACTCCGTTTCAACCCACTACTAAGTCTTCATTGGCTTTGTGTGATGGAACGGAACCGCTCAACCGTCTTACAGTCGATTCTAAGAATGAATTGTCGATTGATCCCGGTATATCCGGTATTAAGGCGAAAGATGAGTTGGCTATTCTGAATATTGCTACTCGTGAGAGTTACTACACTACTTTTTCATGGCCATTACCTCCCAACAAAACCTCGGAGGATTTGCTATGGAACTGTATTGTGGACCCTGGAATTCACAGGACACTTACTACTTTCGTCGGTCAGTCTCCAGAGATACATATGCCAGCGTGTTGTTTCGCAACATTGCCTTTTCAATACTGGAAGGGTTCTATGCGTTTCCGCTTTCAAATTGTAGCTTCTGGTTATCACAAGGGCCGTCTTAAGTTTGTTTATGATCCTGTTGGCACAGGTTTCGTTTTCGGAGGAGATCCTAATGTTGCTTCAGCTGAGTACAATACAGCTTATACAACAGTTGTGGATATTACCGAGACAACCGATTTCACTATTGATGTCGGTTGGGGCCAGAAAACGCCCTTTCGCGAGACCATTGCTGCTTCTGGTGCTACTTTCGATTCGGCCACTCGTCTTGTTTACAATTCGATTGGTAGTAAAGACGGTAATGGCACATTAGCAGTTTATGTTGTGAATGATCTAACTTCACCAGATTCCACCATCGATAATGACATTCAAATCAATGTATTTATTTCGATGCTCGATGATTTTGAAGTTGCTGGTCCAACCAGTATCTTCATCAAGAATCTGCACACATATTTGCCACCAGAATTGACGCCACCACCTTTGCGTCAACAGGGTGAATACGAAAGTGTTCCGACTGACCCGATGACTGTAGCCATGATGGGGCAAGAGTCAACAATTGATGATACGATGAATCGTATTTATTTTGGAGAAGCTATTGCATCATATCGCACATTACTAAAGCGATATTGTTTGCATGAGTGTATTTCATTGGAAAATAATGATTTCAACTTCCCAGAATGGATGGTGAATGCCAAACTGACAAGGAATTCTTTTCCGCATGAAGTAGGTTATACACCAGATTCTAATGGTTTTGGTTACCCAACTATTGCTCCGTTCACTTCGGATTATGTTTTGGGTTACACACCATTGATTTCGTACATCACAAGCGCCTATATGGGTTGGCGCGGAAGCATTCGCTATTTGTGGGATGCTTCCTTTAGCATGGATTTCTTAGTTGATTCTGATGCAGGTTTCCCCAACAAGAATAGTTTTACTGTCTCTCGTATTCCTGCTGAAATCCCCTATGCTATTGGTAACTCTATTGTTCCTTTTGGTGGAGGCACCGTTGATACGTTTTCGAATGTGTCAGCCATGCTAGAAGGTACAAAAGATGTTACAGGATTGGATGGCATTTCTCGTTGGCACACACAAGTCAATCCTTTCCACACGTTCGAAGTTCCATATTATTCGAACAAGCGCTTTACTGTCGCACGTAAACATACCACTTTTACGGCCGATAGTACGGAGCAAAAATATCAGGTTGCGGGATGCTTTCCGCTTGGTTCGGGAAAAGCTTCACCCTACATAATGCAGACGCACGTCGCTGCAGGTGAAGATTTTCAACCCATGTTTTACATTGGACCTCCCATAATGTATTACTATGAAAACCCGATTATTTCCTAAAATTCCAGAGTGAGACCCTCTGGTGATGATCAATCCCGAGATCATCGCACACAAGTGTGCAAGTCCA